TCTCCAAAAACATCATCTGTATAATACAAAACCATTGAAGAAAATTCTTTTATGTCATTTTCCGTAACAGGTCTGAGAAGAAGCTTTGATTCTTCCTCTTCATTTGCATGGTCAATGATTGCAATGTGTTGTCCATCTAAACAATCATCCCTTAAGTAAACAGCAACATTTCGTTCATTGCTTTCAAACCATACAACGACTTCTGCATCATCAGCGTTGGAATTTACATCCGAAACAGTAAGCCCTACCAAATCCCTTAAATCACTACCATGAAGTACTTTGTTGCCATATTTAAGTCCTCTATCATAATTTGCTTTTCTTACATTTTTACAGATTCCGCTATTCACTGAAATATCTCCTTTCATTTAAGCACTTCGCTTTGCTTCTATTTTTCTTCTGATTGCATCAACACCTTTTTGATAAACAAGTGTTTTTATAGATATATGCTCCTCTCCATTCTTGGTGTATTTCTGCTCTATTACACGAAACCATCCGCAATCAATGTATTTCTGATATGGCACATTCCATCTATCCAGGATTGCATTATCACGAAGAAATTCAAATAGGTTGTTACGTCCGAGCCCTTTGATTCCCAATACCTTTGAAACCTCATTCATGGAAATTGCAGTCTTGCTGTCTGCAACTGCATCAAAGAAATCTGCTTTCGGTCGCATTTCTTCGATTTGCTTATCTTTCTGCGAAATAATGTTCTGTGCTACGATAAGTGCATTCGCTACAATCTGCTCTGGGGTCATATTCTCTTGGTTTGCTATGTACCCACCATTCTTTCTGATGGACGGGATCACTTCATCCACAACCCACGATTCAAATTTCTCCGCTGATGGCAACTTCGATCTCATAATAAGGCGGTAAACGTCACCCTCATTTATGTATGACAACTCTTGTTTACCACCAGATGTAGGGGTGTCACGTTTCGTTACTCCCTTACAGTGGTCTATGACTGCCTTTCTGGGGTTTGCATATCCAAGTGCTGTTGCAACATCAGAAGCCACAAAGTAAGGCTTACCGTTGATTTCTGCTGTTCTGATTGTTCCAAATTCTTCATTATTAAAAATTTGTAATTCGTTCATTGTTCTCCTTCCCTAAATTCATTTTCGCCAGTCATACATAGTATCTCTGAAATACGGAAAATAGTTGTTTCCTCTTTGTGCATGCATAACTGCATTGCAGATTGTTAAGTGGTTCTTTTCATCATCATTCATGGACTTCTCAATTCTTTTCAGAGTACCGTCAATGCTCTTTAAGGTTTTGAGAAGTTCTCTCTCAAATTGGTTTTGCATTTTCTTCCTCCTGTTTCTTAACAGATTCCTCTGCCATCTTCTCTGTCTTTCCGAGAATATATCCCTTGTCGAAATCGGACATATTCGGAATGGCTCTCTTTAACTTCTCAACGATTTTTTTCTCTTTTTCACTCATTCAATTCACTTCCTTTTCGTGGTATAATAATAAAAATTTCTTGGAGGTACATATTCATGGAAACATTAAGTACAAATCACTTAGAACTCGCTGTATCAGCTATAACCTTATGTGTTGCGATAGTTTGTCCTGTTTTAGTAACTATCATCAATAGCATACACAGTACTCAAATAAGAAAATTGGAACTAAAATATGATAAACAGCTTTCCTATTATCAAAAGCAGCAATCCGTATTTAATCATTTTTTGGAATTTGCTTCCAAACAATTAGAAACAAATTATCCAAGTGAAAAAATAGAGTACATACGCTCTTACCATGAATTATTTTTATATGTTCCATCCGAATATTGGGATCAATTATCTTCTCTTCATGATTCGTTACTCAACAGGAAAAACGATTCCTCGGAAAAATTGCTTACTGTTACCCAAACATTGGGAAAAATCCTACAAGAATCTGACCGATTATTCCCAAAATTATAGTGTAGACAAGTCCGACAATTCTCCATCCGTGCTCGGATCTCCCATGCCAATAACTCATAATGCAAGTCAGTAGAACAAACACTGTAATTGGTATTGCGTCAAGCCAACTATAATGAAGCATTTCCAATATTTTCACCTCCTTTTTGTTGACTTCGTGAGTTTAATATATCACATAGAGAGTTATAATGCAATACTAAATGTTGACTTTGAGAGTTTTTTTTGATATATTTATCACATAAGGAGGTGATATATTTTGAAAGACCGTATTAAAAAAATAAGAAAAGAAAGCGGCTTAACCCAAGTTGATTTCGGAGAAAGAATCGGTGTAAAAGGAAATACCATTACTAATTATGAAAATGGGCTGAGAACTCCTACTGATGCAGTTATTCTTTCTATTTGCAGAGAGTTTGATGTAAACGAAGAATGGCTCCGAAATGGAACTGGTGAAATGTTTGTTCAGAAATCAAAGGATGAACAAATATCGGAAATGCTCGGAGAAATTCAAAAGTCCGGTGAAGATACATTTAAGCACCGTCTTGTATCCGCACTGGCCAACTTGGACGAAGATGGATGGAACGCTTTGGAAAAGTTGATTGATTCAATCGCAAAAAAGAACGAATAAGAAAAAGCCAAGGGCAATGCGCAAGTCCTTGGCTCTTTTCCTTTATCTAAGTAGTTTTTTAACATAGGCATAAATGCACTCTAACCAGTGTAAATTATCGCAAGCATTGATTAGCTTTATGATTTCCTCTTTGTAATCTTCTTTCCCCATAGTACACCCCCTAATCTTTCCGCACTTGGTAGCGATACCTAAATTATAGAACATATGTTCTTAACAATCAATATATTTGACGCACGTTTTTTATTGTTGTAAAATATCAACAAAAGAGGACGGTGAAAACGCCAATAAACACCGCCCTCGCCAGAACTTGAAGTCCCTTGAAACAAGGGATGTTACAAGTGTATCATGTGAAAGGGGGATAAAAAACATGATGAAAAAAGACCGAATCAAAGAAATTTCGACACATTTATCAGTCAACCGTACTAATTATATGTTAAGTTTTCGTGGAAATCTCCATGAATTTCTAAATGAGCCGGACATGACGGTTTACAAGCTTGCAGATGAAGCTAATTTGCCTTATTCTACGCTTAATTCACTACTATACGGTAATTCTAACGACACAAAGCTATCGACCGCTGTTGCGCTTGCTAGAGCCTTTGGAATCAGCGTAGATGAGTTGGTAGGCTGTGGTACTATGGAAGATAAGATGTTGGAATCTGTCAAGATATGCCGCAGTCTGCCGGAACACTCTCTGTACCTTATCCGCTACTCCATCCGTCACCAAGATAAAATCTATTCCAGTCTTGAAAAATCACACAAGTATATTTCTGTCCTTAAACCGCAACTTGTGAATGGAATTATAGCCACCACAAACGCTGTAGAACCTATTTGCATAGACAAATTACCGGAAGATATAAAATCCAAGACTTATATCGGTTTGAAAATTCCCTGTGACTACTATATGCCGTTTTATCTGCCTGGGGAAATTGTTCTCCTTGCAGCGGATCGGGAACCACAAGACGGTGAACGATGTATTGTAACAAGTAATGGTGGGATACAAATTGCCGTAAAAACCCATATAATAGAATATGGCGTTAGAAAATGGAGATATGTTTCGCTCATGTCTCCGAATAGTATACTTCCGGAGCACATAATTGATGACATGATAGGATATGTGGTTGGTTTCGTCAACAATGACGGTGACTGGGGAATCAGATAAAGAGATTAAGAGCATGGCTTTTACACCATGCTCTTTTTGATTGATTTATTTTTTTCTAATCTCCGCCCATCGGCTATCACTCCTTCTGTAAATGGCAAGTTAAACCAGGACACCGATTTGTCTTTAGTCAATTGTGTATCATGGAGTTCTGACAATACAATTTCCAAAATAGGTAACAGAGTATTTGTAACGTTAGGCGTACGAATTACATCTGAGCAGTCTAGCGGATCATTAATCATTGCCCGTATTGCAAGGACATATTACCCTAAAACTGTGTATGTTAGAGCAAGTGCAACAGGTGGTACAAATGGCGATAATCACATACTTTATATTGATAAAACCAATGGCGCAGTAATATTAAATCTTTCGACAGAACGGTATTATTCTGCCAGTTTCTCATACTTGGCAAATTAGGCTATTTATATGCTACAACAAAATTTAGGGTAAATGTTGCGTCATTACTTACAGTAGCAATTTGATATGCATAAAATTTACCATTAATTGCAAGACGCACATTAACAGCCCAATCACAGTTTACGAACACGCCAAATACGTTAGCATTACTTGGTAATCCAAAGTCAGATAATGATCCTAATAATGACTGTCTATTTGTCACTAGCAGAGTAACAGATGTTGATATTGATGCAAATTTCAAACCACTTAACTTGCCATTTACATCACTAATCGCACCTGTAACAGTGCCGTTTCCGATTGATGAAATATCAGTATTGCCTATAAGCGTAATTAATGTTTTTATATTCTTTATTGCAAGGCTAACTTTGCCGATAATTCCACCAAGTTTCTCTCCTGCGGTCGGCTGTGTTAGTTCTGTAGGCTCGATGAATGTTACGGTTGTGTTGGAAGCATCACCTGTCTTTTTGAGATAATCAGTCAAGTCAATGTTGGCTAATTTTTGGTCGGTAGTAGTCTTGTCATAGTAATTAGTTAAATTGTCAACATCTTTGGTGATGTATTCAGCATCATTTTCAAGTTCACTAACCTTTGTTGGAATACCGCCTGTTTGCAGTTTTGCCTGCTCCATATAATACTTTGCGTTATCGGTATCTTCTCCTTCTCTTGTTCCGGTTCCACCTATGGCATAAGATTCAGCCAATACAGATTTTGCATTTGCGGATTGCGCATAAGCAGATGCATTTGCGGATTCTACTCTAATATCTGCTAAATAATTAGGCTGTAGCATAGCATCTGTTACTGATCCTGTTTTGATTGAAAAAGAATAAGTCTTATTCTTTCCAGTACCAGTCACGGATACAGCTATGGTTGCAGAATCTTCAAATGTCAACACCGGAATCATAGAACCAATATCAGCCTTAAACTGTGTTCCATCTTCTGTAGTCATGGTAATGATTCCGTCATCAGACATGGAAAATTCGACAGGTATTTTTTCAATATTAAGGTCAAAAATTACTTTTTCACCATTGTACTTTGTAATAGTAATAACACCGGTTGTTTCATCCATAGTCCAATCAGCAATATTTCCGTTTATTGCAGACTTGTCTACTTTTAAGGCATCCTGTGATATGATACGGTTGTCCAACGCATCAATAGCAGAATCCATCTGATTAAGATTGTATGCATCTAAATCCGTGTTTTCACTTGGATAATCTTCCCAGTTAATTCTGGTATAAACCTTATTCAACGCCATCTGCAGATACCTCGCTTTCCTCTTTCATAATCTGCATATCTGATAACTGTTTAGTCTCCGAATACACTTCATACAGTACAAGCCTTTTCACCTCGATAGGCAACGGTGTTTGATTTAATACTGTCACAAGGTTGCTTTTTAATTTCTTAATCTCAAAGTTTGCTGCCATATCAATTCTCCCTTACATAGATTTCTTTTCCTTGCTCTTCTGCATATGCATACAGATTTTTGCACAGTTCAGATACCTCATATCCGCTCTGTGCAACCACTGTATCCGACATGTCAATAAGTTGCTTCATAAACTCTTCAAAACCATCGCCATCTTCCGTGCTAAACAATGTGGCATTTATTTCCGTAAACGTGGAAATTCCAATGGTAAAAGCTATATATTGCTGAATTTCTTGCCTTTCTTCCATTACTTCTTTCATTGTTTTTCCAATAATCGTTTGAAGAATAAATATTTTTTTTACCATAATAAATCTCCTACGTCATAAGTGTGACAATTCCAGATGTTGCAGTGAGCAAACCTCCAAGTGATGAAACTCCTGTAATAAAATTAACATTATGTCCAGGATAATCAGCAACATTGGCTGTTTGTGTTACCAAAGATACATCTGATACGGTTCCATTTATATAATTTTTTGTGACACTTAATGTGGCACTTGTCAGTACTGTCTTACTGCCTAATATTTGAGAAGTTGTTGATATGTTTTTTACATATTGTGAATCATATGTTGCTCCATTTCCTACCACTAAAATTCCGCTTACACTTACCATTGAAGCATCAATAGTAAGATATTGTCCCAATCCTTTTATAGATCCTGTGCTTTGCAATAGTTCGTTATAAAATTTAATTTCACCTGATGATACTTCTGTGTAACTTCCGTCTTCCCCTATAGACTTAAAACTACCAGTCATTACTGCGTTTTTAGCTGTTATAGTTCCATCTGCTGATATGCTACAGTTATCTGCTTCCAATACAAAACGGTTTCCAGAAATACTTACCTGTCCACTTTCAACACTTAACTGAGAACTGACATCACCTTTTGATACTTTTAATTTGATTTGGTCTGCCTGCAAAGATATTGCCGCTGCCAATTCTACTTCTGTATCTGTTGCCCTTTTCGCTTCTGCTTCAATTTTTCCTGCATTTTGCGTAATTTTCGTATCCAATCCGCTCTCTACATCCTTGATCTCAGACCGGGTCTCTTCTACATTCCGTTCTAGTTCATTAGTCTTTCCACGGAGTTGAATTATACTTTTGTTAATTCCATTTACCTGTTCACTGTACTTTGGAGATTTTCCGCTTGCTGATATGGTGTCTGTCGGTTGTTGGATTCCTTTGTATGTTCTGCTCAACACATAGCTTTCTATGATTTCTTTAGCCGTATATACATTGACTGCTTCTCCAAGGCTCAAACAAGGATTTCCTATTTTTTCACAGTTATAAGGTCTATATTTTACAACTTTAATAACCTCATACAGATTTCTTGCAACCGTTTCTAGGGCATCTGCACCCATTCCATAAACAAGGAAATTATCTTGCAAAATATAACTGTTGTCGTTCTCGGTAATCTCTGTATCCGGGTAAACTGCACCAATATCATTTTCTGATTGTCTTATCTGAACTTTTGTAACTTTTTGGCAGACAAAATCTTCATATTTAACTGATTTGTATTTTCCACCAGTAACCTTTTCTTTTTCAGAACCTTTTCTAGGGTATAATCCTTTCTGTGGATATAATCCTTTCTGTGGATATAAACCTGATATTATTTCTTTAAGGAAAACATATTCAAATTTTCCATCATGGTTAATGTGGCCAAAGCATCCATTTATTGAGCAGATTGCTTCCATGACCGTCTGGCCAGAAAGTTCGCTTGGTTTTATTGTTTCTGCCACTTCCATGCTGTCATTAGGTAATGTGGTTGCTACTTGTTCAACACCAAAATATGAAAAAAAACTGTCTCTGAACTGTTTTAAGGTCAGAGGAAACTTCAATCCGTTATACCAGGAAGATACTTCTGATTCTCCAATATCGTATATAACGTCATATGCCGTCACATTCCTGTAACGCTTATCATCTGTTGGTTTATCGGAAATGACACGGTATTTTCCGAAAACAAACGGTGTGTCAGTATGTCCATTAATCACAGCAGAAACATTTATCTGTTTCCCAATCATGCTTGTGAACACGTTGGAAATTTTGAATTTTAACTGTGATGCATTGCACTGTCCAAAGGTAAGGTAATCATCATCACATAGTATTTCTTTTAATTCAAACTGTTCAAAATGGATTTCGCTGTTGGTGATTTTTACAGACTTGTCCTCTGTTTCAATCGTGATTTCCTTTTTGGATGCACTTTTATCAAACAAATCCGCATAGGTATAGTTACTCATTCGCTACACCTCCGACAAATGAAAATTCTATCTGATTGTATTTAATCTCTCCGTCATAAGTTCCATAGATTGTAGGCTTTATATCAGCCATATATCCATATTGTGTGACATATTGACCTAAAAATGGAATGTATGCCGTGATATTACATCCCTGTTCCGTTGCATCAATAAAGTTTCTTCGTATCCCGGACAGTAACTCTTGCAAATCGTCATCCGTCAGCATTGCAGGCGTGGAAAAATCAACACTTAATGCTTTTAGCTCCACAGCATTTCTATGTACGTATCCATTTGCATCAGTCCACGGGTCTACATCTTGCATATTTACAGCTGGCTGATAACTTTCAGCAGCTATAAATCTTGACTGGTCAATAACGTAATCTCCAATTTTTAAAAGCCATCCTTGATATGCTGACATACGCTCACCGCCTTATTGCATAAAAATAGACAGCACCCATTCAGAGTGCTGTCTGTGTTAAAATACATATACATTTTTGTGTTTTTGGTTAAATTGCTCTTGACCGTATTGTCTTGCGGCAATTCCAATTTGATCTGTTGTTATTCCAAACTCTTTTTCAAGGATTCCTTGCAGTAGCTGATTATTCTGTTTCAGAAGTGCAATTTCCTGTTGTGCCGTGGAATTGATAGCATCTTTGATTCCAGTGATTTCAACTCCACCGGCAACCGCTGTCTTGCCGCCTACTGTCCCGGCAATCTCCGGAACACCGTTCTCTCCCGCCATGAACATAGTGTATCTGCTAGGAACGTAACCACCTTTTTCAAATGTAGGTATTCTTCCAACACTAATGTGTTGTATATTATTCGGAACTGCGTCACCAATTTTAGGTATTAACCTTGCTGCAGACATCAAACCATTAATAAGGTCTATGGCATTGTTTATCATGGTTTCTATTCCACTTATTACAAGGTTCAAAGGAGCTATTGCAACATTAGCTGCTGTTTTAAATGCTGTTCTAAACGCCGTTGGAATGTTTTCAAGCAATTTATTCCATTTTGTTGGTCCAAACTGCTCTGAAATTTTTTTCCACCAATTTGAAAATCCTGTTTGGTTCCACCATGTTGTAAAAGAAGTCCATTTTTCAGAAAGTGATGACTCTATAGTTTGACCCATTCCTTGCCACTTTTCCTTTGTGAACCAAGGAGATACATTTTCATTAAACCAGTTTCCAACAAGTGGTGCTATATTGATAAGTGCAGATGATAGACCAAAAGTATCTGACATATCTACTTTTGTATTTTTTATTTTATCAATTAGCCAATCAATTTTATCTCCAAAATCATCAAGAGTGCTATGTTTTGGAAGCAACATTGTTCCTGTCAAGAATCTATACAAATCATTATCTGTTATATCTTTGTATAAATCATCCCACGCAGTTTTTAATGTGGCAAAATCAGTATTTTTTAATGTATCAAAAAAACCATTTTCACCAAACCACGTAAAATTGTCGTAGTACTCTGCATCTTCTGGGAACAATGCTTTTCCTAAAGATTTTCCTACATTAAATCCAATCTCCCAAGTAACAGCAGCTATTGCAATTGTCGGAACTATTCCTATACTTGATCCTAGTACTTTGGCTGATAACTTGTCCGATATTTTCCCCCATATGATATCTCCAACACCAGTGAATTTCAAAAGCCCTATTGCTGTCAGAATCGTGGTTTCGATCGGTGCAGCATCAAAACTTCCTTTCCACAGGTCGATAGCCGCATCTATGGCAGTCTCTATGAAATTTCCGGCAGAAGTAAAGATTGCCGTCCAATCAATTCCGTCCAAGAAACTACCTATGTGTCTTCCGATTTTTTCCCAGTCAACAGAATCTATTGCTCTTGTGAACCAGTCAAAAATACCAGTTACCAGTTTGGACGTATCCATTCCGGCAACCTTAAACCAGGCATCAGAATCAAACTTAAATGCATATGCCAGATCTTCTATGATGTCTTTCACTGGCTTAAACACCTTGCTTACTTTATCAGCCCAGCCCATAGCTGTATTCTGCATCTTGTCGAATGCTTCCTGCCATACTTTTTCGTACTCTGCAGTAGCATCCATGATTTCTTTGGTAAGGTCAATTCCTGCTCCACCAGCACCACTTCCGGAACCACTGGATTTTGGTGTGGAAATAACTTTCAATTTATCAAATGCTCTGATTCCGCTTTGAGCATTTTTTGCGCTTGTGCCAACTTTATCCAGCGCATCTGCCGTATCTTCCAAATCTTCATTGTACCCGGATACACCTTGACCGAATGACGAAAAGTCAATCTTGATTCCCAGTAAATTTGCAACACTAACAAGCAGTCTCTTAATCGCAATTACGACACCGTTAATAACAGGAAGTACTTTCTGCAATACCGGAATAAACAACTGACCCAGTACCATACCAGCTTCTTTTACGTTGTTAGTAAACTGGCGAATCATATTACTTGGAGAATTGATTGTATTCGCTAAATCTCCCCATGATACTTTGGACTGGTCTAAGATTGCAAGTAAACGCAACTGCTGTTTCTCTGCCTGTGACATTTCAGATACAGCTTTTTCAATGCCGTATTTGTAAGCATAAGTCTGTAAGGTGGCATTCGTGATATCAATACCATACTTATACAGTGCTCTTGACTGACCGATCAAACCGGACTGTAAGTTTGTTGCAACTGTACTAAAATCCACGTTAAACAGGGAGGAAATATCACCGGCAAGCATTGTCATGGACTTTGAAATTGCCGTAGTAACTTCTCCGGTCTGCCCTAAAGAGTTGGTAATAGATGCAAGTTGTGAAGCATACTGCGTAATCTCCTGTAAATTCAGTCCCAGGTTCTTCATTCCGCTTTCAGAAATCAGCCCACCGTCTACATCTACTTTCAGACCGGACATTTTGCCAAGCAGTTCATTTACACGGTTTCCGAAACTCTGCGCATAATCTTCTGCATTGTCGTAACCGAATTGTTCAAAATCCTTGCCCCATTCCTTGCCGACTTTATTGAATGCTACCGTGTAGTAGTTGAATGCTTCGATATAGTCCGTAGTTCCCTCTATGGACTTCCACAGACTTTTAATTCCACGGATCACAAGGAAATATGTTGCGTAGAATCTGCCGAAAGCCGCAGCAAGGCTAAATGTGCTTTTCGTGGCTCTTCTTGCGCTTACCGTATAGGTGTTCAGATTACGTCCTAAAGAGTTTGCTGCTCTCCCGGATGCCGCACCAGTAGATGCCAGTCCTGCCAGTGCATTTGTCATGCGGATAATGTTCTCACTGACATTTGGAGCGGTTGAAAGAGTTGTAAATAACTGCTTCAAATTCTTTGCCAGTAAAGGAATGTTTGTGACTGCTCTGCCTGATGCCACACCACCAAGTCTTGAAATCGAAGATGCTATGCTCGCAATATCCCCTACTCCATCTACTTTAGTTCCTGCCATGTCAGCAGAAAAGGTCTTCAATGCAGATGAAATTCTGCTTAATCCGCTTGTATCTATTTTTCCCATTCTGTTAATGGAATTTGTCAATGTGGAAATATTCTTAATACCGCTTGTATTCATGGAACTGGCGGCATTTGCGATACTCTGTATGCTATTAGAAATGCTTGTCAGTTTGGATGTATCAATAGACAAGCTTCTCTGAAAATTCGTAAGGCTATTTGCCAACTTATCCAGTGCGTTACTTGCGTTATTCGCATCCGCTTTTATTTTAATCTGTAAAGAATCAATATCTGCCATACCGCACCGCCTTTACCGCAATAAAAAAGGAAGTGTCTGCCACTTCCAAGAAAAGAGCGGCAAGCTGTGACACCTACCGCTCCTAAAATTACTTTTTGAGATATGCCCTTGTAACCGCACCGACTTTTCCATCTACAGTGATTCCAACACTCTTTTGGAATGCTTTTACTGCATCAGAAGTGGTTTTTCCAAAATATCCGTCAATGTTCGTCTTACCTTTCGCATTTACAGACGGCATAAAGCCTTTCCTTACAAGTTCGTACTGCACCCACTTGACATCATTTCCCTTCATCATTGCCAGACGCTTGTAATAAAGAAGTCTTTCCGGCTCTGTATAAGGGTTTCTATAGCTTGTAGAATCCTCATATACGGCATCTAATTCCTTGTACCATACATTCATGTCTACATTGCCTACAATACCGCCTACACGACCTTTAGAAGTGTACTGCCAGCCTACCATGTTAGGTACTTGCGGCTGATACTTCACATTACACTTGCCGTTATTCTTGCCATACCGTGCAATCCACATGGGATAACTCACACCGCCATAAGGCTTAATGTATGTCTTGTAAAAACTTTCCCCAGTGTACACACCGAACTGCAATCCTGCATCAGTAATAACCTTGCCGTAAGCATTGATAATGGAAATAATATTTTTGCCAAGACCTTTCATAACGGCATCTTCAACATCAAGATATACTGTCACTTTTCTGCCATTAAGAATAGTAAGCACTCTTCTTGCATCAGATCGTGATTTTGCAACCGTTGTAATATATCCGTATTCATATACTCCGTGCACATGGACATTGTGCTCTTTACAACCTTTCCAGTTCTCTTCAAATTTCTTGTCCGGATTCAAATCCTTACGGATGACTTTCAGAATAGCAAAATCAATACCGTTCTGTTTTACCGCCCACCAGTTAATCGTCCCCTGGTATGAGGACACATCAATTCCTGTTAAACTCATGTTTGTTTCTCCTTTTTTGGATGTGATAATTCAAAATTAGCTTGCATTGCCATAAGTCCTGCGAGGAACGCTTTCCTTTGCTTCTGAATTTCTTTTTCATTATTAGCAATGTCCGCACGTTCTATAATAGGCTTGTCAATATACTTCGATTGTGCTTTTCGACCGTTTAGGCAATGGTCTATTGCAAAGATTAATGCAGATATTCCATAATCTCCCCACCGTTGCCATGAATTCCTATCTTCTTCCTCTTTTTTGAGTTTATATCCTTTGTAACACCACTCTAATTTCTTAGGATTCAGATGTTTGAACTCTTCTATCGAAATTCCCATGGAAAAAGCAAATGGAAAATATTCTTCCCATATTATTTTGTGCCAGTCGATTTCTTCTTGTGATCCTGTGGCATCTTCGTTACCTTGCTGTCCTCTTTTTCCATCTCTTCCTTGGTCTGCGTCATCATTTCCGTCAGACCCGACAGTTCGAAAAAACCGTCTTCTTTCATACAGTCTGTCAGTTCTCCATACAGTTTCACAAAAGACAGACCGTTTGCTTTCATGTATTCTTTCATTAAAGCATTGGATTCATCCGGTGTAATATCTTCATGGTTTTCGATAAGACCAGCATAAAAAGCCGTTTTGCATACATGAGGAAATTCTGCAAGCATATATCCGCTACCATCTACAACTTCTTCTGGTGTGGGATTCTGTACATTTTTTGCTTTTTTAGCTACATAGCCACCGGAAAGCATAAGAAACATCTTTTGAATCAAATCCTTGCACTCCACAGCACCGAATCCAAACTCTAAAGTATATTCAACATCATTAACTAAAATCTTCTTCATAAAAACATATCCTTTCCCCAACATTTTGTTGGAAAGGAGCCGCCCGAAGACGGCTCTCTTTTTGCTAAATTAATGTTTCATCTACCGCTTCATCAAAGTCAGCCACGGCAGTGTTATTTGTTTCTGACTGACTTGCTATTCCCCCGTTGTCAGTGCAACGGTAGCATCCAATCCCTTGTATTCCTCAATGGTAAGATTCATTTCGATCGTCAGAAGTTCGTTCTGTCCGATTTCGGGTTGTGGAATCTGCTCGGGCGGCTGTGCAACAACGAAGAAAGATTTATCTTCTCCGGGAATAACGGTTTCAAACCACATTCTATTTCCACCAGTAAGAGCTTTATAGGCTGTGATAAGTGCAGTCCATTCAGCAACAGTCTCTGATGTAAAGTTGACTGTGACTGCAAAAGAACCGCCAGTATCTGCACGACCTTTTACATATCTGGTGATTGCATCTTCTAACGCAGAAGCATCAATCTGTTCCGGTTCAATGTTGATGCCGCCAATGGCATTAATTCTTGTAAGTTGCTTAAAACTTGTAGGTTTTGTTCCGGCGGTTGTCTCTGTACCATATCCGAAAGTAATACCTAAAGTAGAAATTCCGGCTGCTGCCATAATTTATACCTCCTTAAATTTGCATAAAAAAATAGAGCCATATGGCTCTAATAGTTACAATGTATCATCAGCACCTACTGTTCTTCTGAACCGTGCAGTGCTTCTGTATGTGTCCTGCGAAGTATTATTGAACTCTGGCATGGAAGTTATTTGAAATCGCAGACGTTTGAAAAGTCCGGCAACCGTAGACATGATAGCTTCGGCTTCTTCCTGACTTTTGTTGGTTATCACATCCACCTGGTATGATGCTGTGATTCCATTAACAGAACGTGCTTCAAGGTCTTGTCCTGTCTCTGTGAACGGCATAGCATGAAAGTACACGGTAGGGAATGTAGGGTCTGACAAATCCTTACTTTTGTCCGTCACATAAGTTTTAGGATGGCTCTGCGGTATCTTCATTTTTAAGTACGATGCAATCTTGACTTTAAAATCTGATACCCACTGATATTCATTATCCACTACCAAACACCACCTTTGCTGTCTGTGATACAATATCACGAAGTTCTATTGCAGTCAGGTACATAAATGGTCTTGACGGCATACCTTTTGTTATATGAAGTTTTCCGTCATCTCCGATATAACTCCAGTAGTATTCTCCGGCTTTCACATAAGTGTTTCCATGCACTTCAATGTCTTGTAATGCTTGACGAATTGTTTTACCGGAGTTGTATTTCCATGTAACACCTTCCGGCAAATCATACGGATAAGGGTTTTCTGCCCCCATCTGACCTGTGCCAAACTCCACAAAAAGCGCATGGTCTGTACCTGCGACAACCGCCCAAACACCGCCACCTTTTACAGAACCAACATACTCTGCATGAATGCTCCGTAAAAGTTCTTGATTAAATATAGCATCGAGGTCAGAAATCTGCACTCTAGCAATCTCTACGCCCTTTTCTGCCATTGTTTCAGCCAGTAGCCTACATTTATACTCTAAGCTATTTTCATAGTTTCTAAGAGCCTTTACAGCCGCTTGTATGGACTTTTGGTCAAACAGGTTGATATTGATTGTCTTTCCCATATCACTTCACCGTCTTCTGCAACAAGAACAAATCTGCTGTCAGTCCCTCGTCTGCAACGCCTTTGACAACATAGTCCGCAGTCTTGTTGTCCACAAGTCCGTCATCGTCACGACCTACTTCTGACTTCTTCCAGATAACATCCCCTGCCTTAATCGGCAAATAGCCTTTGTCGGTAACAATCTGACAATACGAACTGGAATCATCAATACCAAATTCCTTTACCAGTACTTCCGACAACTTATTGCTGATGTTGGCAGAAAAAAGTACGGGTTCAGAATATCCGGTAGTTTCTCTCAAAACCACCGGAATCCTTTCTCCGTCCATCTCTATGTACTTTATTTCTCCGTTTTCGTCCCGGTCATAAATCGTGACTTTTTCTCCCTGCCGTGAGTACTTCATTTCCTGCTTGTTAATGTCAAGCATCTTTCTTCACCTGCTTGTAAATCTGATTTACACCAGTGCTTGCCAAACCGGAAACAATTCCGACTGCAATCGCATTCAGTACATCATTTGCCGGGAAATCCGGAATAACATACATTCCTACTACTCCGAGAATGCCACCTACAATGCCAACAACAACCGGGATGTAGTTATCCTTAATAACCGGAATCAGCTTCGCTCCAATACCGGCAAGATAGCAAATAACCACGATTGCAACACAAGTTCCTACCTGTGAAAAATCCATCATTCCTTACCTCCGTTCTTTAATCTTATTTCTTTTATTTCTTCATACATTTTAGTTGCCATTCCATTTCCACCAAGCGCATGATAAGCATTATACATCTCAACAAAGTTTTCATACGCATAGCTTGGAATTTCTCCCAACTTCATGTACTTATCGTGATACTCAATAAGTTGCACACGCAAAAGAAGCATTGTTCCCTTGCTGTTCGCATCCCTATCTTTCTTTTGCTGCTTTAGGAGCCAGACGATGTAGCCTAATAAAATAGGCAGAACAATCGTATACGTCTGTAATAAAAATTCTTTCACTTCATATCTCCTAACTGTTTATTTTTTGGCACACAGCCCACCACCCTTAAAGTGTGCCGCCTGCAACCTTATTACCGGAATCAGTAATATGGTCACGCACAATCTTCTTTTAATTACAATACCTTTGCAAATGGAAATACGCCAACAAACAGATCCTCACGGTCTCTCCATTTTCTCGACACTCCATTCTCTGAATAGCTTGCCATGAAGTCTTCACCGGCTTGCGATCTGTCATACACGACAAGATTAACCACAACGGACTGAAATTGTTTCATATCCGCAGCAATCTTCTCTTCCGTGTAGCTTTCCGGGTACATTCTTTTTGCTCTGATGTCGGCTTCTGCTTGACTGATAAGTTGTTCCAAAAGCGGATTTTCTTCCAAATGGTCAAACACGACCTCGGAGCTTTCAGAATCAATATGAAATTGTTTCAGACGGATTTTTACTTGCTCCAAAGTCGTATATTCTGCCATGTGTTACCTCTTAAAGTTCAAACTTTTCAATCAGAATCTTTTTCAGTTCCGCACCGCTGATTTCTTCCGCACCTGAGACACCGTGTTCTGCGGCTAACTTCTGCAAGTCTGCCGTAGACATACGGTTGATTTCCGTCTTAGTATATGCGGTTTCCTCCGGGATTTCTTCTTTTACTTCGGTGACGGTTTCCTCCGGGATTTCTTCTCCCGGAAGATACCATTTGCCTTTGTATTTGACTTTGTAATCAAATTTCATCAGCATACCTCCGATTAGTAGCACTTAATTACATAGGTGCTATCCATTCTCTCGTAGGAAGGAAGTACGATTTCAGACACGGTTGTCTTAGTCTGTACAGGGTCTTCAGAAACAGAAACCGCAACAGCAACACCAGTATTCACAAGTCTTACATCTGTGGCAGGATTACCCATGAGTGTACGCTCTTCGGGAGTAGTGCCGTACCATGTACTACCCAGTGCACCGTTAGGAATAAGGGTCGCAAATCCATCAGGATAAAACTTATGAGCAGTTCCGCTTTCATCCTTGTACTGCTTAGTGTATACAATGATGCTAATGCCAAGTTCGGTAGAGAAAAGTTCCTTTACTCTCGCATCGGTCATAAATACATTTGCGGTTGTATTCTGTGCAAGAACAGCACTCTTGATCTTTTTGTTCTGTTTTAAGTAGTTCATGGTCTTCTTAGAGACAATCATGATGGAAGGTCTCTCGCCAGTAGCTTCTTCTACGGCATCAATGGCTACGGAAACATCATCCATAGGATCAGAGTTCTCGGTATCAGACCACTTATCGGTCGTAGTTGTAAGTTCTGCAAAGTTGTTGGCTTTGTAGGTTCCGTTAGGGTCATAGTTATAAGCGTAGGTTACACCGTCAGCCTGAATGGAAATCTTAGGAGATCCGTCACTGGGTGCAAGCAGCTGCATAATCATACGTTCAGGAACTACATCAGCACCTTCCACAAGAGTATTTGCATCATCAAAAATTCTGCTTAATACTTCTGCTGCGTAAGGGTCTGTGCTGTCCTTAATACGCATGATTTCCTGTTCGTCCTGTTCTTTGATAATCATAGATTCACGGAAGAATGCCATTTCTGTCTCTTGCATCTTGAATCCTTCACGGCTTCTGATAGTGGAAACTGCATCAAAATTAGATGCTTTCAGGGTAACAGGAAGTCCATTAGAAGTCTTAATCCACTTCAAATCCAGTCCCATTTTCTTCTTGGCGGGGAATAAGCCGGAACCAAGATATGCAATTTTATTACTTGCAACTTCTGTATGCACAAGTGCGATTGCTTTCGCATTGTAGGCATCTCTAATGTTCATTATTTCCTCACTTTCTACCGCTATCTTTCAGCGGTCAGCGGCTACATCTGTCTGTAGTCGGTTTCAGTTATTCAAATACAATCAGTGATAATCCTGTCTTTACACCATCGGCAATGGTAATACCTGCATTTGCGTTAGCATTTGCTTCATTTACACAGGCAAAAGCCTTAATGATAGTTCCGTTGGGGTTGCTATCGTAAACATCGTTAAGCAAAATACCTACTGCTGCATCATCGGTGCTTCCACCATTTACTTTCTTTCCTGTCGCACTAATAGGATTACCAGCCTTGCACACACCATTAGTGAAAGCACTTGCATCCAGTTTAATAGGAACAAATAATTCACCGCCCAGCTTTCTCTTAAGAATTTCTAACTGGGTAGTTACACTTGTTTCAGAGAATTTCATTTTGTGTACCTCCTTATAAGTACTGGCTAACTACAGCTTCGGCTTCTTTGTTTGTTCCAGCTAAAGTCTTGCCAATCTTTTCAGCCGCTTTTTCGGCTTCTGTTTTTTTGCCATCTTTTCCACCGCCAGCAATTCCACCTCCAGGATTAGTAGATCCGTTTGCAATCTCCTGCTCCTTGGCTTGTGCCGCAGCAGTCTCTTTATCAGAGATAATTTTTCCGAGAACATCAAAATCAAAACTGCCGTCATCCTTTACAACCTGTGCCGCCTGTTCTGATGTGATTTTGAATTTGTCAGCCGCACTTGTACGCTGAGTTGCTAAAGTCTGTGCTTTTTCCAACTCTGCGATACGATTATTTGCTTCCTCTAACTGCTTCGCTGCCTTTTCCTGTTCGGAAAGATTTTGGTCTTTCATGGCATTAAACTCTTTTTCAATGCCCTGTAACCGTTCCAGTTCAGCATTGTTTTTGGTTGCCTTGGCATTTGCTGTCTGAACATCTTTGCCGTTTTCGGCAATAACCTTTTCAATCTGTTCATCAGTTAATCCCATTGCCGCTAAATCTTCTCTCTTCATAAATTACCTCCGTTATGTCCTACGTTTTTTTACGGTGCAACGACACCGAGTGACATTGCCGATTTGTACGCTCACGGCTTTGCGAATTTTTATAAAATAAAAACAGCTACCTATTTCTAGGCAACTGTCTTATTTTGCATTTGTTTTACAATTTCCTGTGCTTTTGCCATCTGCTCTTCCATGTTGATAATGTCAGCAGTTTTCCACAGAGCATCAAGGTAAGGTTTGGAAAGGTTGAAAGTCTTTTCACAATCTCCCCAAAGTCCAACCGTTTTGATTGCAATAAGAGGATGAATACCACACTGCAGAAGTTGCAGTAATGTCTGCGACTTGGTATACATATTATCTTGTGGACTGTGGTTGATCTGCACATCAAAATCTCTAAGAGTGATTTTCAGATCCTCTTTCTTAATGCGGATAACATTCAGCGCAACCTTGGCCAGTCTCTTCTCTGCTGTCTTAACAACCGGATCCTTAAGCCTTGCTCTTGATTTTGAAAAATCCCATCCGTTTCTCAGCTCAACCGCACCCTGCGTATCACCGCCAGTGTTTCCTTGCTTGTTCGGTATTCCCAAAATTGAAAGTGCGCTGTCTGTTAAATCATCCTTGGAAACCTGTGTCTGCGTTTGGTCAAGTTCCTGTGACATCACATCAACATCAGACTTGTTATCCTTGTTAATGGACTTTACAACCAATGCATGGTTCATTTTCATTTTTTTGAACTGTTCTTCGTCAACTTCACAGTTTACAAATTTGTACCACGCCTGGATAAATTGCTCTATACCATCCATTCTGTTTGACTGTGTATTATTGATTGCATCCAACAGATCTATAACAAGTTCAATATCAGACAACCGCTCATGGTTGTTCGGAAATTCTACAATCGGAATACCACCAAATCCGTGAAGTTTCCATGTATCAGGAACAACCGCACTGTTTTTTATCTTACATTCATAGGATTCCGTGTAGCATAGTTTGTACCACTCGCCGTTTTCATCTTTTAATTCCTGTACCGCCAAAATCGGTTCTTCGGAACTGCGGTTGTAAATGACAAACGTGTTCAGAGGATTAGGTGCAACCACACGTATAGGCACATCTCCATTCACAATCTGAATAGCTTTGAATGATGTTCCGGTTGCCGACTGCCATTCACCAGCTTTTATGTCTTTCTCATGCTTATTTGCATCTGCTAAGTAATCATTTAGTTCATCTACTGCCTTATTTACAGCTTCATCATCTTTTCTGCTGACAAACTGAATAGGCTCTCCGTAAGTCTGAGCGACCTTGAATTGCACCCATTCAAAAGAATGGTTCTCTACTACTCGATTGGTGATATCCTCATTTGAAATCTTTGTTCTGTATAGTACCGGCTGGTCTCCTTTGTAGTACTCCCACAAGTACTTGATAACTGGCTTATTGTAATAAAAAACACCGATGCAATCACCGATAACCTTTACAATGTTGTCTTCGGTTATCTGCTCTACATCCGTATATGCAATTTTTCTACCGTGACAACCCTTTACAAGGTCTTGAAATTTCATAGTGTTCATATTTTCACCTACATAAATGTAATTCCGCTGCTCTGGTCTCTTTTGGGAAGTTTCTTGATCTCACGTTCTCCGGTCTCCGTATGGTAAACAACCATCTTATCGCAATTCCGGCACTTATATGTCTTGTCAATGTGCGATTTTGAACTGCATTCACCGACTAACCGTCCGCATCCCGGACAGTACACTCTAATTTTTTGATTAAAAATCATAAATACCTCTTTTCTGCGCACAAAAATACCGCCCTTGCTGATAAGAGCGGTACTTCTGTAGTCTTCACATGATCTGAGGAGGAAATGAAAAATATCTTGGAATCTTTCTGCATCTTAATAGTATCACGGAAAAATCGGACATATCGGACAAGTTTAATTTGCCATGTAACGATCGAATGCTTTTCTTACGCTATCCTCTGTGTTTCCACCACCGATTCTATCAGCAACCTTGTTCCATGATAATTTTTCAACAAAACGTAAATTGATGATCCGTCTTATACGACTGTCCTGAACGCTTGCAATAAATTCTTCGACTTCATTATTTTTTTGCAGTAAATCGTCCTCTAAAAGCTGTAAAGTAGCCTTTCTGGAATAAAGCAGTGTCCGTTTTCTGCTGTACTCTGGATAAGGGAATCCTTCAATACGAAAATGTTCAGTGCCGCCGCATCCACCTGATACACTGTCAACAACATTCCCATCCGATTCAATTTTTCTGATATCAGATTCAAGTTTTTTAATCTTCTGCTGTACTTCTTTTATTTCTTCTTGCAAATCTATGTATTGAGACAAAACATCTTTAGTCACCATAATCAATACCTCCGTCCGAAAGAGAATGGGTTTTGAATTGCTTCTGCTCTTGCCATTCTTTTATTTCCGTAAATCATGTCACATAGTTGTGCCGTAGAATCTATCCCGTCATCATGCTTCATTTTCCCCTCAAAAGTAGCAGACAAAATATTTTGAAAATACTTTCTGTACTCTTTTGTTTGATATTTCATATTCACAAAATGAAGTTTCCGTATGTCTGGAGCATGGTTTTTGATTCTATCCATTTTTGCAGTCTGATTGTCTGCCGGATCATGACTTGTGTTAATAGGGTATCCGTCTTTTTCCCATATTTTTTCACATTCTGTACGGTATGCCGATGTTGTCTTTGTTTCCTCAAAATGGACTTCTGCTGTCTTATTATTAAATTTATCTAAATGTCTTTCCATTCGTGAAGTAACTTCCGGTATGGTAATTTCCTTATCACCGTCATTGTATACAACATCAATGATATAATGTTCTCCGTCAATCTCATAGCAGATAGGCATTGATACAAAATCACCGCCACCATAAGCAGGGTCATTAGCTGCAAATATCCTATCAGGCCTTATTCCTTCAAGTTCTTCCGGTTTAAAGAAATTCATCATATCGACATTGAACATCTGACCTTTTCTTTCAATAGGCTCCTGCTGATACTGTGCAAACCATGATGCCATATCGTCGTTGTTCTCAAAAGATGCCATACGTCTTTTGTAATCAAGAGTTGTATATCCCAAATGATACGGATAATCAAAATTGCTTTCTCCGTTTTCATTTAGGGCAGGAATAATAACCTCTCTGTGCCGTATGCCTTTGTATTCAGGATCATTTTGTAATAGGTCTAACCGTCTACCTTGAACGTCTTTTTTCGCCCAACGTGTGCCAATTCCCAATAATTTAGCTTTTCCCGGCTTAATTCTCGGCATAAAGTTGTTGTCGAATTTTCCCCATACAGTATTTTGTCTGTCTTCACTCAATGCTTCATCAATACCGCTGAATAAGTCATCATAAACTCCAAGCCCGTCACAGTCACAAGCACCATTCAATGTTCCGTAAATGCTTCGCATTGTAAATGTTGGGTATGTTTTTTTACGTATAAGGTCTACTGTCAAATCTTTTCCGTCAGTAACCAACTTTTTCTCTACTATGTTTGGATATATTTCAGCATACGTGTATGTCGGGTCCGTAATCATTTCTATGATACCGTCATAGTAACCACCAGTAATTTTGTCTGAATATGCCGAATACAGATTAGATCGCTCTGGTCTGTTAGAACCAAACCACAGATTTCCCATTTTGACTATTTGTGTCTTTCCGATACGTCCGGGGCAAAACACCATTCCTTCGTCCAGCACATCATCGTACAGATCTTGAATAAGCTGTGCTACCTGCCGTAATGGATTTATTCTCGGCTGATAAAATCTCTCTTCTACCGGTCTATTCTTTTCCATGTATAGCATGAAACTTTCAAATTGGTAATGTGCTTCAATCAGAAGAATTTTGTAATAGTCATCAACAAGGCTGTATTTTTCTTCATGTTGTTGGCTGTATTTTTCAAGGTCAAGTATTCTACCGCCTGTCCTATCCATGCAGAAACGCTCTACAATGCCTTTAGAACGGTTTGTTATCTGTAAGCCATAAGTTATATCTTTTTCACCGTTTATAGCCACTCTGCAGGCTTCTATATACGCATCAATGACCTGTTCATCAATTCCCTTGCGTTGTATGTAATTGTCATAGCTGTTTACTGCCGATATAAGGCTCTGACTTGCCAATATAAAAGAGCCTCCTTCCCTAAAATTTTGGAAATTTGGCTCTCTGCGTAGGCACTCTACGACTGGTGCTCTGAAATATTTAATTCAAAAGTTTTAATATTCTGTCACAAAATCTTATATGACTTTTTAGTAGTTCCTTTCTTGTATGGTCATTAACAGGAACACCATCAAAACATTCTGCGTATTCGTTTATCCTTTCCTGTGAAATTCGCTTTTCTGTTTCTAAAAAATCAAAAACCTTATCCTTGGGTAAATTCACCCCAATTCTGTTGATTTTCCCGCATTTCTGGCATTTGATTTCAGCCTGTCCATTGAATTTACCTAACAGGCGGTTGCATTTGCTACAACGATGTTCGGGCAATTTTACATAAAAACATTTTTTCAAAGTTACCTCGTCTTCCTTTGAATGAGCCATAATAACTGGCTCATCTTCCAGCGTTGCGCATTCAATTTTTATATCTTCAATATTACCGATGTTTTTAGGTGTGACCTGTCGAAACGCATCACGTTCTATACTTTCAATTACTGCTGTCATGCTCATTACTCCACCAACTTTCTACCGCACATCGGACAAAACTCAATATTGAAATATCCCATAGCTGCTGTATTTGCAAAAATAACAATGGCGGGTTTATTGTCTCCGAAATTCTTCAAAATCTGTGCTTCTGTCAATTCTGTTTCATTCGCACATTTATGAATTTTAATGTCTTCTCCGCAGATTGTATTTTCGTCATGCCAGTTTTCACAAAATTTACACATGCTTATTTTTCAACCTCTCCATTAACCGTTCACATTTATCAAGATTTTCGCAAGTAATGTTGTTTAAGTATTTTTCGCTTTTGTCAGATACTGTTGTTATATTCATTTGTATCAGTTTTGGTTCAAAATCTTTACAATACTGACAACAATCTTGAAGAATAAGGTGAAATCCATTCATGCAAAATTCCTCCGTAACCCATGCAGACGGAATCGAACCGCCGACACACATTCTATGCGGATGCCGTTCTGCCACTGAAGCTATGCATGGTGACAACCTACCTAGCTAGTTCCCTTGTACTGGGAGTAGGTTGTTATTTTCAGCCAAAACATAGACCATCTGCTGTCAGACAGCGTAATTTGACCGAAACGCCAACGGTAGGATTTGAACCCACAAGCCATTTCTGACAGACGATTTTCAAGACCGCTCCATTTACCGCTCTGGCACGTTGGCATTTTTATGCTCTCATAAACCACCGATTACTCACTCAGAGAGCTTTGGCACGTCCCAACTCTTTGTGCCTTACCTCGGATGTACGTTGTTCTCGCAGTCCTCCGCCTCTACTACATTCCTCTGCGCATTCGATTTTTAAGTCAAAATCGTTGCCAAAACTCAGGTTCGCTTGGGTTTAATAGGTCATCGGCGTACCTTGTAACCTTGTGACCTCATCCTACGGTGGGGTATCGAACCCCACTATTTCCGGATGATTATCCGTGGCATTTCCAGTTATGCTATCGTAGGCATCGTTGCAACAATGGTCTTTAGCGTGACTTACGCAAGCTCTCCAATTTTAAGTCCTGTCGGCTTACCGAGACTGTTTCAGTCATATCTGACCGAAGCGCAGTGTGTAGGACTCGAACCTACAAGGCGAACAAACGCCCTACCGGATAGCAACCGGCTCCAATACCATTATGGGAACACTGCATAGCCGGAGGTCTTTTTACTTGGTTATCCTCCCGCCCAAGGATCTTTTAGTCAGCCGCAAGCGGCTCTATCAAGTTCCCATGAGATAAACATTAACCGGTGTATTTATCCACTATGCTTCTGTAATAAGCATACTCGGAGTGTACTTGCAACAACACCTAATGGGATGATGGGACTTGAACCCACAGCCTATGCCTTAGAAGGACACTGCTCTTTCCATTTGCGCTACATCCCAATGATCGGTACGAGATTCGAACTCGCGTTACCACCGTGAAAGGGTGGTGTCTTACCACTTGACTAACCGATCATGTGCGTTTCCATAAGCTGTATGCCTACATTTAAGGCGCTGACACAGCGCAACACTTATAGCTATTTTTATTTTCGCAGGGCATCCGCCAGTTACCTGCTAGTTGGGAGCTACCCAACCACCTACGCCAATTTTATGTCCGCAATGGCTGTGCGGGATTTTAATGTCTTTACTGACAACCCACGGATTAAAACCTACAACGGTATTCCGCAAAAACCGGGCTATCATAAACCGGTTAAACCCTCACGAGCCTTGCGACGGCTCTTAACAGCATTCCGCTATGAGGGGAAAGGAGTGTCTCCAATGGAAAAGTATGGAAGACAATTCGCAGATGGCAAAGACCGAAAGAAGAAAAAATCTGCGAAACAGGACTACCAGGATTCGGACCTGGGAATGCAGCAGTCAAAGTGCTGTGCCTTACCGCTTGGCGATAGCCCTAAACTCCGGGAGAGAGACCATCTGCTCCCGGATTATTTTTCTTGAAACACCCTATCTTTATCTAAAAAATTTTTACGCCTGTGCACGGTACTTTAAAAAACTTGGTGTTGTCGAACGCATTATTCCATTTTTCGTTTCCCACACACAGGCTACATACACTCTTGATGCCTTGATTTCTCTGCCACATATCCAATGCCAACACAACACCGGATATTCGGCAATAACAATGGCTTTATGAATTTAACCCATTCAAAATTGTGATATGGGATAATTCGCATAATCTCCGGTAACCACATAGGCTATACCCACGCGAAAGTTATTCCAAATGCAAGGAACATTGCGAACGCAAATAAAATAACTCCGTCTGATGCTGTTTTCTGTTTTGGAGCATACCATAAAGCAGATATTGCTAAAACTGTCAATACCAACGTTGTCATTATTTTTAAAATCATGAATCCAAGCATTTTTTCTTCGTCCTTCCTTCAATTTCATCGATCATTGCCATTACCAGTGCTTTAGCAAACTGGCTATTGTTATGTATTTTAATCAGCAAATTGCCCTGCCGGATAAGATACGACCAGTCATCATCCGTTTTCGGATTAGCGCACTCTTTATGAATTTTCCAAACCTCTGTGTATATCTCTTTAATCTCCGGTGGCAATTCACATTTCTCCTTAACTGGCAAATCTTCTTTAGGCTCTTTATCAAGCCTGCTCTTTTGGTGCTCCATCTGACAGCTAACCATTTCTGTAACGTTCTCACGGTCTCTCTTGATTCCGTGACCTTGCAGAAACAACTCACATTGCAGGACTTCACCGCATTTTGAACATTCGTCTTTTATCTCTTTCCCAAATATCTGCATACACTTAATCTCTACCAGTGACTACCGCTCTTAAAAATACTCCGATGATGAACAGGATATACACCCATGCAGGAGCATGTAATTGAAACAGTATCCATGCTAAAACTATGTAAATGAAAATCATGTGGTACACCTCCTAAGGGTCTTTTTTATTTTTGAGGAAATTTGAGGGACTAAGTAGGGGCTGTTCGCTGGTCCTGCCAGACCCCCTCCCCCTGTGTGCTATGTTTCTTTTCAACTATGCGTTAAACTAATCTTTCACGCAATCTTTATTGACACGTCCTTAACTATCCCATATTTCCGCACGTTTCCGTAGTTGTTGCTACTAATTCGCATCTGCTGTATTATCTCCATACGCTCCGGAATCGGTCAACATTGATGTATTTTGTCCAAAATTTGTGTCTAATCGTGGGAGCTGGTCGGCTGTCCTGGTTATTTTGTGCACAATTTCTTGCTGTGTGGTCTGTTTCCTTCCGTGGTCGTTGTTTAATCGTTCCGTTGCTCCCAGCGCATTCCGCAGATTAAAAGCAACAAGCTGATCACAATCTGCATCATCTAACCAATTTACAAAAGCTTTTCTGACCTCGTCCATGCTCGATGTACTTGATTTAGTCCTCCATGCACTCAAAGCCTGTTTAGATATCCCTGTTAATATCTTAAATGTATCAGCTGTAGCAGTCATATCATAAGCGTTGGCTAACTCTCTAAGATATAAATAAACCTCATACAACAGATCTATGTTGTACGCATTGTAGTTAGTTAGCATTTGGTTGATACTATTATCCACTACGTTTTGGGGTATATCTTTTAATACATTACTAGGCCTTATATAATTGTTATATATATATTGCATGGCACCATTAAAAACCGGTTGCCGTTGTGATCTCATGTCATCGATGCCATAAGCTGCGCAATAATCGTCAAAGTATTTACGGATATTTTTTTTAATCTCGTCAATGTTTGGAATCTCTCTGACGTCCTGCACCGCTCTGCACCTCCTAAAAATCTGCAATAAAAAAATCACTAAGCATCACTCAATAAACCTATGTCTTTTGATCTCCTCCACAGATCATGTAAAAACATAAATTTACAAAAGTGACAAGCTAGTGACTTCTTGTCGGTTCCGGTCTGTCGGCTCCGGTGGTCTTGGTTACAATCTGGGCGGCTGCATATCCAGAGGGGGGGTTGGATTTACACCGCTGTCACTCGCACCGTGTTAACGTCGGCTCCCTAACTGCTTTTATCATAACACAAGACCTATTTATAAATCCACAACAACCTTTTACGTATTTGATGATTTGTTGTTGTGGTATGTCTGCCGGTGATCCTGAGTATATAAAAATCATATGCTTAAAAAATATCATCCGGTTAAATTTGACAAATGGGATTTTTTGACAGACAGATAGGTAATTTTTGCAGATGGGTACATGGTGGCAGATGGTCAGCTCTAGTATTTATATATACTTGGTTATACAATGTCTTTCTGCACTTATTTATTTTTATTTTATCTAACCTTTATTTTATCTAATCTCCTTTTATTTAATCTGCGTCTACAAAATGTCTACAATTTGTCTACAAAATTTAGCACGTTAAAATATCACAGTGAAAATAGATCAAGAAAAGCAGGCTGTTACACCTGCTTATAGATTACGATATTTTGATTTTAATATGTTTATAAAATCATCTGTTAATAATCCGGTTTCTTTTGCCTTCTGCGCTTCCTCCCTTGCCAATTTTGCAACATTTATGTTTGATGTGGTCACAATCTTGATTTGCTTGTGATTAACAGATACGCAAGCAATCCATTTGTTTTTTACCGTGTCCCAATTAACGCCAGGGATGCCGCTGTTTTTATGTATTCTGGTTGCTTGCTTTTTATCGTTGTATAATTTTTTTGATTTTTTTACTTTTACTTGATTGTTTTTATTCCAAGTTAAAGATTGCTGATTGTCAATTATTTTTAAATGTTTTTTTGCACATTGCTTACAAAATCTTTGTAAGCCGCTGCGCTTAATTATATCGCATCCGCAAGACTCGCACTGTATAATAGACCCAAGCGGAGTTGTAGATCCGTGCTTGTTGCGCTCTTTATATCTTTTGCTTTGCTCTTTTTTTCGTTCCTGTCTGCATTCAGGACAGTAAAACGCCCTCGGCCCACCTAAAAAGCTGGTTCCGCACGTTCTGCAGATTCTTGGTAGTATATTATCTTTCATCTTTTTACTCCAATGCAAAAAGCGGAGCTTTTCGGCTCCGCCTGTTGCTTTTATTCGTTTACTTCTTCCAAATATGCCATATGCCCTTTCATTTCTTTATCGAGCGCATAAAAACAAGGCTTTTCGTTCCCATGAAGTACTTCGTTAATCTCGTAGCATTCGCCCCAAGGAGATTCAACCATAGTGGCGCCAAAAGTATTTTTATATAATTTCCATTCGTCCGGAACTATAACAGTCATGCGATCGCTGCAGGTTGCGTGTTGATGTTCTCCGCCGTAAGTATAAACATTTCTCTTTTCTGCTGCTAAAACTCCGTAATTACAATAAATTTCTATCTTCTGCATAATTTCCACCTTTTAACCTTTCTTTTAAGCTATTTGTTTACTTGTTCTTCTGATCCGTTCCGCTCTCGCTGTGATCCGGTCAATTAGTGCCCTGTCACCGTATGCGGTTTTGCTGGTCAATAACTCCGGATCTGTCATTCTCTCCAGTGCTTGGAGCGTTTCCACTTGCACCGTTTCCAGGGCTTGGAGTTCTGCCCTGTTAAATTCTTTTAAAGCCGGCTTTTCCGTCTGCTCCAGTTGCTCCCGGTAGTACCGGAAGAACTGCCGGACGTTTGAGCGGATCCGTGCGGCTTTCTTTGCTGTGATCTGCTCCGGTGTTCCTGTCATTTCGTTCGCTCTCCTTTTCAGCTTTCAGACGTTCTATTGCTGATTTATAAATTTCGTTTGCTTCTGCTGTCTTGCGCTCTACCCATTCAACATTGCTTTCGTCTGGCCGCTGTCCGGGTAAGCCTGCCCATTTCGGAGGATGTTTTATAACTGGTTTAACTTCTCCGTGCTCTCTAGCGGCTCTTTCTGCCGCTGTTTTAGCTTGTAAAGCGTGTAGCCGTTCATTTGCCTGCATGAGTGCGATTTTCTCGTCTATGGGGCTTATAGAGCCTGCCACGGGCGTTTCTTTCGGTTGCTCTGTCACTGTCTGCGGTTGTACTGGTTGCAATGCTGCAATCACGGCACCTATAACAAACTGGTTGACACTTACACCGTTCTTTTCTGCCTGCGCTTTGATCTGCGGTTCTAGGTCTTTCGGGAATCTAATCATTTGGTTAAATGTTTCCGACATTTTAGCACCTCCTTTTCTTGTGATATCATTAATGTGATATCATTAGTTTTTTATGATATCATTTGTGTGATATCATTGCTGTGATATCATGATATCA